AAATTAACACTATATTTTGTATTGAATTGATCTACGTCTTGTTGAGTTGCAATAGTTGCAAAGTCTTCTAATGCTTCTGGGCTTTGTGCAATAAGTCTTACAATATCATCACCTATCTCTTTTGGTAATCTAGCTCTTAAAGTGGAAAAATCTATTTTTGGTGCTTGTGACATGTTTGGTTCTTGAGCCATGGCTGGTGGTTCACCACCCATCTGTAATCCAATACGACCGCCATCAGCACTTTCTTCTCTTTCATCTTCAGGCACTGTTGAGAAAAATTCATAAAATTGTCTATATGCTTCTTTTAATAATAGAGGATCGTCTTTACCTGTATATTTAAGTTTCATTTGACCAGGATTTTCAGGATCAGGTATTTCTTCATTTTTCAATACCTTCACAATGCTTTTTAAAACATTTTCAGTAAAATCTGTATTTTGCATTAATGCTTTACCAGTTGCATTTTCTTTTCCTAAATAATTTAATCTAGCTTCTTTTTTTGCTAACTCATTTAATAATCCTTCGTTTTTTGGATCTGTTTTTAATTTTAATTTAAGATCTGTTATATCTGTCATCGTTCTCTCAATATCTCCTGCAATTTCTAACTTAGCATAAGTTTTACCAGTTGTTCCACCAGCAGCATCTCCTTTAGCTTCTATTAATGTTTTAAATATGTCCGCGTCAGTTGCAAACTGTGTTGCTCTTTCTGTGTCTATATCTTTAAATAATTGTGCAGTAGGTTCTTTTGCTGCGGTTGCTGCTGTAGATAATAGACCACCAAAACCAGAACCTTGTGAAGGTTGAGATAATAAATTTAAACCAAATGTAGTTAAAAATCTTGAAAGACCTTGACCCTCTGGTCTTTGAAATTGTGGATACATATCTTTTACTTGTTTAAACTCTTCTGCAGTGGGTATCACACGACCTGCATCAAAATAATTTTTTCTTGGTGTATCTAATCCTGATGTAATACCAGTTCCTGCAGAACCACCTATTCTAAACATTGGTCTTTTAAGTGTTCTATTCATTATTAACCCTGTCCTGATAAAACCATTCTTCTAAATTCTTCAAAAGACATTGGTGTTGCTTCTGGTCTTTGTTCTAATAAATCAAAAACATACTTATCATACTCATCTTTTAACATATCAATTTCAGCTACTTTCATAATACCTTCTCTTGCATCACCACCTTCTGCAAACAGTGGTCTTGGATTTACTGCTCCATAAATACCAGCTAGTGTTGTACCAACACCTAATGCAGTTTGTAATGGTGTTGGATTAGGTGTAATTGATTGTTGAAACTGAGCTGGATATCCACCTAATAGTCCAGTAACTTGACCAGCAAATCTATCTAACTGTTCTTGTGGTTGAAAGGTTGCTTGTCTTGTAGCTTCTCTTTGTGCATCAAGTTGAGCTTGTGCTTGCGCTTGGTTCAATGCGCCCAATGTTCCAAGTTGTCTTACATCTCCACCAGTTAATGCTTGTTGTTGTGCTCCAAGTCCTGCTTGAAATCCACCTAAACCTTGTTGTGATTGAGCTAAACCAAATCTGTTTGCAATGTCTTGCTGTCTAGCTCCTTGTGCTTGTTGAAATCCTTGTTGCAAGAGATTTGCCTGTAATAAAGCACGTTCACGTGCCGCCCCCGTACCAAACTCGGCGAGTTGTACGCCCGCTCGACCAGCGCCGAGCACACCCAAAGCTGCTTGTTGATCTCGTATTTGCTGTTCTCTTTGTGCAGTGTTACGATCAAATTCCGCTAGTGAAGCGTCAATTACTTGTGATTGGTATGGTGACATAAAATCACCAACTTCTTGTTGAAATGCAGTTGCTCCAGTTCCTACACCTCCTAGAGTTGTTCCAGCAGCTGTTGCTTGTTGTTCTGCTGCTGTTAAGAATGGTTGAAAAGAACCAATACCTGCTTGTGCAACTTGTTGTGCTTGTTGTTGTAATGCATCTTGACCTGCTATCTGTGGTGCAAGTCCTGCTAAACTTTGTTGTCTTGTTGTAAATGCTCTAGCTGCATCTTGTCTTGCTTTAAAACCTTCTGCAGTTTCACCTGGTTGTTGTGATATACCAGCAATACCAGTTGTAACAATAGGCACACCTGTTTGTGCTGTAATTTGTTTTGCTAAATCTTTACCTAGATCTTCAACAAATTGTGCGGGTAATGTTCGTTGTTCTTGTACAGCCATTATAATACTTCCTCTAATCTTTGTGATGTTTGAAACATTCGTCTTGCGCCTTTTAAGCCTTGCGATTCTTCAGATACGTCACCTCCGGCTTCGAGGTTCTTCATCATGTTATACATAACTTCTGCGCCTTTGTCTACATCTCCGTCGCCGGCGTTTCTAACAGCATCTGCTGTAAATACAAACTCATTCTTAGATAATCTTGCAGGGACATCATCTGCTTTTTCCATACGTCCAATAGGTACAAATCCACCTTCAGCTCTATAATCCTTTTCCATACCACCCATATCTAATAAAGGCATAACCTTTTTAGCTACAGGTTCTTTCTTTGCTTGCCCTCCCTCTGCAGCATAGAAATCAAACTCACTACCAGCAAATCTGGGTGCCATAAAATCAAAAGGTCTTCTTCTAATTGCAGTTATATCAATACCTTCACCTCTATCCATTTCTGAAAACTCATCTGGCTTTTGATCTTTTTTAGCTGCTAGTCCTGATAAAGCAGATGCTAACAATATAGATTTCATAGGACTAATTTTACCGTCATCACCTTTTAATAAAACATCTGTTAATTTACTGTCTTTAACTTTTGTACCTAAATCTTTTAAAGTTTGTAAGATACCTGTTGATTTTGTTCCTGAATCAACAATTGGTTTTGCTTTTGGAATTATTGAACTTACTTGTGCCGCTCCTCCTGTTAACATTTCACCACCTAAAGCATCTCCTGCACCAAATCCTGTACCTCTCATTGCTGCATCAGAAGTAAACAAAGCTTTATTAGAGCCACTTACACCTTGTGGCACTGGTTTACCTGGAATATTACCAGGAAACATTTTTGCTGTTCCTCCACCTATCGCTGCAGATAATGCAATGTCTTTTAAATCTAAATCTTCACCTGATGCAAGTTGCGTGATACCTGTTGTTGCACCAGATATTAACGCTGCTCTTTGTGCTGCAGATAAAGCCTGTAAAGCTTTCATTTGACCTACAGCTGGCCCCAATGCATAAGGCGCTGCAACTGCAATTGCTAATTTACCTAATGGACTTTTTGCAACTTTCTTAACTGCTTTAGTTGCTTTCTTCACAACTTTTTTTATTGGTCTTGTAATTTTTCTAACAATACTTCCTAAACCATAAGCTTGTCTTGGTTCATCTTCTTCATCTAAAAAACCACCATCAGCCATAAACCTATAAGCTATTCTATTTAAATCCATAGTTTGTATTGGTTGCACTGCTGCGGGTAATCCTACAGGTGCTTGAGAAAATGTCGTATCCACAGGTAATATCATATTATTATTATTGTCGTCATCATCAATAGGATTACCATATGCATCAATTTTACCAGCCAATCTTTGAGACATATAATCTTCATAGTTTCTAAAAGTTTTTTTGCCTGCAGGCACAACTTTTTCATTGTAAAAATCAAAATTATTTAAAGGGCCAAATTTACTAGCAAATTTTCTTGCTATATTAAAAGGTGTAGGAAGATTACCAAAAAAAGTTGCAATTGGATTTTTCTTTTTTCCTATATTTTCTACTTGTGTTCTATTGAAATCTCTGATTGCTCTACTTCTGTTATAATCTTGTTGAGCTTTTGTATCTGTTACTTGATAATCTCCTGTTCCTCTATCAGTTGTTCCTACAGTATCTCTATCACCTCTACCTCCACCGCCTCCTTCAAAACCACCAGGGTTATTCCCACCAGGTCCAAAATCTCCTTCTAAAGAAGGTAAGCCACCAGGACCTCTATTTGGTTTACCATCCAATGATCCATATAAATTTAAATTTACGAGTATGTCTTGTTCTTCAGGTGTAATATAAGCTAACTTTGCTGTGGGTGTATTTGGTGATGATTTTGCAATTTTTGGCACAGTTACCATTTCAGAGGGCATGTAGTTCATAACACCTGCTTGTTTAACAGGTTTTTTACTACCTTTTTTATACATCTGTCTTGCTTGTTGTGTGTTTCTTATGGCCATTTTACTATCTTATTTTGTTTTACTAAATAAATCAAGGCTTGGCATCACTACATTTACATCTTGAGCCATGTCCTCTTCCTTATAACCTTTAGCTTCCCAGTCTTTTCTTTCATTAAAAAGCTCTCCAGTTTGCTTGTGTCTATATGTTGTTTCTACCTTTGTTGGTTTTAATTCTATCATTACGATACTACCTCTCTTGGCTGTATTTCTAATATGGAAGCTATGACGTGCAGCTCATTCGCGTCAGCAGCCTGTACTTTCAATATTTCACTTTCCTCCATTACAAGAGGTTGAGTTAAAAGTTCTGTTGTTGCTTTAGATCCTATTGCTTTATCTTTAAACAAATTAAATATAGTACCACTAGCATTTACTAATGTTATCGTTATCGTGCTTCCTGATCCAGCATCTTCTGATACTAGTAATGATTTTACAACAGCAGCCTTGAAACTAGGCACTGTATATAATGTCGTTAGATCTGTTGTCGTTAAATCTGCTTTTTTATTTATAAAACTATTTGCCATTAATTTAAAAAGAAGTTTTGTGCTTCTACTTCATCCTTTAGTTCTTCTTGAAACGTTGTGTTTAATTTTTCTACTATTGCATCGAGATCTCTTACCTGAGCTTCTGCTGTGCCTAAATCATATTCAGGTGAAGGTCTTGTTAATACTTGTACTATCTTTGCCATTATCTACGTCCATCTGGTTGTACATCTACTCTAAAAGTTCCTAACTTCCAACTTTGACTTGTTGATGTATTTTCTACTTTTAATGCAACAGATCTAGCTCTTGCTCTTGTGTCTACTTTTTGTGTTGATGATGTAATATCAAAAGGACCAAGAGATGAACTTGCAGCTGTATCATTTGGAAAATTTCTTAAATTTAATGTAACTCTCGTGTTACCGGTTTGTGATATAAAGTCTGGTAAAAATCTTCTTATCTTCATTAAAAACTCACCATCTCCTCTAAATGTTGCAATACCTGTAGATTGTCCTGTTGATGCTCTTTGTTGTGTAATATCAAAATCTCCAGATAATATATTGGCAGTAATAGCAGTTACAGTTCCACCTTTTACTTGATCAGTCCCTGTTTCGTGTTCGTAGTATGTTGTTCTGCCTTCTGTGTTGCCCACAACATCAAAAGATGTATCTGTATCTGCATCATATTCTAAAGCGTGCGGTAATCCAAAGACAGCAGAATCACGCCACATTGTTCTAGCAAGTGTACCTACAGTCCATACAGGTCTTTGTGGTGATGAATCAAAATAATTATATGCAACCATTCTATTTACAACTGATGATGAAGACGTTGGATAAAACCATATAACTTCACCAAACAAATTATTTAGTCCTGCTGATACCATTTGATTACCTGATTCTAAATTTATATCATCGTAAACATGATCTTCTACTAAACAAGGTAATGATTCTAGTTTACCAGCGTATCTAAAGAAACCATTTTCTGACATCCAATACGCAGAACCATCAACTTCAACACAAGCATTCTGTCCAACAAGTCCACAGTTAGTTCCAACTTGTGCGAACGCAAACGTAAATGGTTGACCAACAAAACGTTGTGTGTTGTTGGATCACCGATGGTTGTTTCTGTCCCAAAAAATACTAAGTGTCTATCCGGTGTAGATACTAACATATGTCTTGATGCAGTTGGTGCACCAGATATAATTGTTGCTCTTGAGTTGGTTGCATCTGTTGCTGCAGAATTCCATTCAAATACGGCGCTATCGTGAATTAAACAAATCGCTTTATCACCAAAGTTATCTAGTGACCACATACCTGGTTCAATAACTAAATCTCCTGATGCAGCTTCACCCCAAGCAACAAAATCAGTTGTGTTTGTAACTGATGCACCAGAACTATGTGTTGCAGCTGTTGTTCCTCTTACTTCTCTTGTAACTCCTGTTAGTTCTTTTGATGCACTAATACCTGTGTAAGATATTTCTTCATTTCCTATTTTTACAAAACTTGTACCGGCTGTTGGAAACAAAGCATCGTTTACTAATATAATACCTGTGGTTTGTGAAGCATTGATACCTGCAGATAAAGTAGTTGTTGCAGCACCTACATCTTCACCACCCCATGATCCAAGAGACCAACCAAAACCTTTTGCTTGCACCGCTGGACCTACAGGATAATAGTGTTGTACTCTAACACCACCTGATGTTGTTGCACCAGATCCAGTTTCGTTAGATGGCATTGTAATAGTTAATGTTGTAGAAGTTGGTACAGATGTTACCATAAATTTTTTATCATTAAAATCAGATGCACCAAAATTAGAATTAGTTATAGCACTAAAATTATCTAATAATACAATGTCAGATGCACTAATACCATGATCACCACTAAATGTTATTGTTACAACTGCTGATCCATTAGTCGTGCTAAATGCGCTTGTAAGTGTGGTTGTAGTTTTAATAGGGTGTATGTCATAATATGCACCGCCAGAGTATGCATATAAAATTCTGTTTGTGCCAATAATAGCATATTTTCTAGCAGAACTATTTACAAAATGATGAAGACCACGACCTGCACCGGTAAGATTATCTGATCCTAATTGTGACCAACCACCTATTTTTTCAGGTGTACCATATCTAAATCTAACATTATCACAGTCTATCCATTGCCCTTCCGCACCGGTAGGTGTAAGTTGTTTATTAATTCCTGGCTGAAAACCTATCTTTTGTAGCATAATAAATCCATGTATAGCAAATTTATTACTTATTTAACAGAATAAAAGCACGGGGGTGTGGTTGTGGTGGACCCCCGTACCAGTCTATTTTATAGACTATTTTTTAGATGTAGTCAACTTCATACCTTTAAACCAGGCTGGTAAGCCTAATAAAGGTCTTTTATCTAATGCGTTTTCTTTAGCTGTTTTTGAACTAGCTTTATTGTAATGTAAAAATACTTGTCCACAATCTTTACCTTGAAATTCTTCTCTCCAGTGTTCTAAATCACAACCAGAATATATTAACATATCACCTGGTTTTAAATCTACTTTGATACCTGCTTGACCTGTTTTACCTGTAGGATCAAGATAAATAGGCCATGGGTCACCACCTAGATTTAGTGTTGTAGATATCTCACATGAATATCTATCTTTGTGTCTAGCTAGCACATCACCTTTTTTATATATTCTTGCATAAGAATATGTTTCACTTAATTTTAATTTAGTATGTTTTTCCATTACAGGTTTTACTTGTTGTAATAAAGTTTCCATAGCAATATCACCATAGTGTGAATAAGTGTTTGGAACTTGTTCGTCATTCCATACACCCCAGTATTCTGTAAACGGTGAAACGTATCTTGAATCAAATAATACTCTTGCAACATTTCTTTTGTTTTGAAAGTATTCATATACAAAGTCTGCTAATTCTTTTGAAATAGCTCCTTTTAATACGCTATATTTATTTTTTTTGAATGACATTGTTTTCTCCTTTATATTGTAATACTGAATTAGGTATTGCCTGACAGTTCCAATGTATAAATCTAAATGGTTCATAACCCATATCAGTTATATATTGATGTGGCATATATGATGGAAAAAATATCATACGACCTGGATTTACTTTATAATTAATTTGTGTAGATGCATAAGTTATATTTTTCTTATCTTTTTCTGGTAATAAATTCATCATATTACCTGCTCTTGGATCTTCAAATAAAGGCATAGATGTTCTCTCACTAGCTTTTAAAAAATAGAAACCAGATATGTGACCATTCCAATGTGTATGTAAAGTATGATAACCTGCACCTTTTTGTGCAAATTCTTGTACCCATAATTCTGTAATAAACACAGTGTAATTGGTTAAATCAAAACCCATCTCATTTAATAAATTATGTGCAGTTGCACCTACATAATTTTGTAACTCTGCAAAATTAGGATCACCAATTAAACTTGTAGAATGAAACACGTGTCCCATATCGCCTTTGTTACCAAACTTTTTATTACGTTCATCAATAGCTGGTTTTAAATTTTTCTTAGATGCTTCGATATATGGATCTGATGCTTTGTTTAGTTTATCAACAAAACTAGGTTCATCAGCCCACCATATAGGTGATGCAAAATATTGTTCTAATTGTAATTGTTTTGGAAAAGATAATATCTTTTGTTTTTGTTTTTTAATTTTTTTCTTTTTCATATTCTCCTTTATTTAAATGGCCACCCTAAATTCCAGATCACCAAACTGTTACGTTCTCCACTTTTAACTGGACACACTCTATGCCACACAAATGAAGGAAATACAACCAAAGATCCTTTAGGTAATATCTCTTTACATTTTACAGGTTTTCTTTTTTTATCAGGATCTAAATTTCTAAAATCG